AAGTAATTCATTATGAGTTAGTTATGAAAGTAAATTTAAAATATTCTAAAACATCCTAAAAATCTTTTGGATTCTATTTTTAAATTTAGTAGTTTTGGTTAATCATTAATCATAACACACCAAAAGATGAAATTTCTTACATTATGTAGCGGTATTGAGGCACCTTCAGTAGCGTTAGAACCATTAGGTTGGGAATGTGTTGGTCTATGTGACTTTGCAGAGTTCCCACAACAAGTACTTAAACATCATTATCCTGATGTTCCTTTTTTCCCAAACATGTTAAACATTTTAGAAGATGAAAAATTCAAAAAAGCAAAACCAAGAGTTATTATCGCAGGAACTCCCTGCCAAGCATGGTCACATTCCGGACTCGGAAATGGAATGGATGACCTCCGTGCTCAACTCGCCATTAAATATGGAGCAATTCTTGACGAAAAATGTCCCGACTACTTTATCTGGGAGAATGTTACGGGTGTATTCAAATCAAAACACAAACAAGGACTTGCAGACATCTTCAGCAACTTTACAGGGGTCAAAGTTAAACCGCAAGACATCTCATTTGAAGGAGGTGGAATCATCCAAGGAGAAAAATATTCCATCGCTTTTAGGGTTCTCAACTCAAGACATTTCGGAGTACCCCAACGACGCCGTAGAATCTACGCTGTCGGATATCTTGGAGCCGACTGGAGAGTCCCTGCAGCAATATTATTTAACGAAGGATGTTTTGAAAGCGTTAAAGAGAAGAATCAGAGAGAGAGGGATGAGCGTACCCAAAATGTTCTCGGACAAATTAAACTCGCTGGTACAATAACAAAATCCTATTCTCAAACTTTGACTGATGGGTTTGGTAAAATATCAACATCAAACTATTGGGCGGATGATAATGGTATTCGTAGGTTTACTGAAAAGGAACTTTGTAGATTGCAAGGTTTTCCCGACAATTACTTTGATTTTGAAATTGACGGTAAAAAACCATCTTATAGTGATGTTAAGGGTGGGTTAGGTAATTCAATGACGGTTCCTGTTATTCGTTGGATTGCACAACGAATAGAATTTGTTGACAATATTTTGCAATCTCGTAAAAAATAACTATATTAGTATTATGCAACCAAAAGAATCAAACTCAAAAACCCATTTTTGGATTAGTCTCGTTAAATCGGGATTCAGAATTGGTGCCGGAATAACACTATGGTATGGTGATTATATGTCTGCCGGTGCATTGTTAATTATTGCCGAGGCGTTAGGCATCGCCGAAGAAATATTTTAAACATGAACTTTTATTTAACGCGAGCAATCGCAAAAAAACTTAAAAATGAACGTAACAACAAGACCCACAAACAACTTAGACACGACAGTGTTCGAACAACTGAACTTTCAACCACATCCAGCAGGAATGGGAAAACAATGTATAGTTCAATTTCAAAATGGTTATGGGGCTAGTATAGTTCAAGGACCACATACATATGGTGGAACTAAAGGACTATATGAATTAGCGGTATTCGGTAAAGACGGTCAAATATCATATAGTACACCGATTACTGATGATGTACTTGGTTACCTTACCGAAGAAGATGTAGAAAAAACATTAACTGATATTAAAAACTTAGACTAATGACAACTGAAACCAAATTTAGAGCAGGTTTAGCATTAACATTAATTGCACTAATATTCGTGACATTTGAATTCTTCGAAAAAGATAGAGAGTATAATGAAATAAAAAACTCTTTATCACATTCAATAACTAAACAATCATATGACAGTTTAGTTACTGAAAATAAAAACCTATCTGATTTTAACGATAGCATCAGAACTGAATTGTTTATTGAACGAAACACAGTAGGTAGATATGAAATGGGTTTAGATTTCTTAAAAGAAAAAAGACCCAATGAATACAATTTAGTAATGCATTATATTAGTACACAAACCGAATAATATGAATAAGAAAGAGGCGGAGATTTATTTTGGAGGGGGAAATAATTTAGAAATGAAATCTTCAAGATTAGTAAGGACATATCAAACACTTTACTTAACAACTGAAGATAAAGGAACAATATCATTGGGTGTCGAGATATGTGCTGATTTTGATACTATTCCTGAAAATTATCAAGAGGTGTTTTTAAACATAATGGCGGCCAGATATTTGGGTAGAGTATCGTTTGGTGACAATCCATTCTCACAATGTGTACCAGCACCTAAAAGACGTTGGTGGCAATTTTGGAAGCCAAGACAAATTGAACAATAAAAATCACTAATATGAAGTACATAGTTCTTTTCTTTGTTGTAACCACAATATGGATAGCGTTTGAAATGTGGAGAGCACCATTAATGGAAGAAACCGATGATGGTAAACTTATAACAAAAAGACCGGGAAGAAAATTAAAAGATTTATGGCAAAGGCGAAAATAGAGTACGATTTAAATGACATAGATGATAGATATGCTCATAAACGAGCCGTTAAATCACTTGACTTGACTTTGGCACTATGGGATATCACCCATAACACAAAGAAAAGTTTGGAGTGGTCAATGGAAGGAAAAGAAATGGATAAGTACGATGCACTTGAAATGGTGTATGAAAAAATATACGAAATTCTATCAGAACATAATATTGACTTAGATGATTTAATAGTGTAACCTATTTATAATAAAATCATATTTTATGGCGTATAGTGAAAAGGTAATAGACCATTACCAAAACCCCAAAAATGTGGGCACATTAGACAAATCAAGTAATAATGTTGGAACCGGATTAGTTGGGGCACCTGAATGTGGTGATGTGATGAGATTACAAATTGAAGTGGAGGACGGAATAATCAAAGATGCAAAATTTAAAACATTTGGTTGCGGTTCTGCAATAGCTTCATCATCTTTAGCAACAGAATGGTTAAAAGGTAAAACTTTAGACGAGGCTGTTAGTATTGATAATATGGATATTGTGGAGGAACTGAATTTACCACCGGTGAAAATACATTGTAGCGTTTTGGCTGAAGATGCTGTTAAAGCTGCAATAAATGATTATAGAAAAAAACAAGGTTTAGAAGAATTATTATTCGAAGAAAAAATACATTAATATGGTAGAATTTGTAAAGAAATATCAAAAACAAATATCAATGACTATGGCAATATCCGTCTTAGTTCTTTGTTATTATCAAAGAAATTAATTCTTTGAGACAACAACTTGGAGATAAATCATTGAAGGATTCGACAATGATGAATATTGATAAAGAAGCAAAAAAAGCTCTTGATAGTTTGAAATATGATAACAGTAAGTGATAACGCTTTAGGACATATTTTACAAATAATGGTCAGTGAGGGAATAACTCCTGATACACACAATCTTAGAGTGGGAGTTAAAGGTGGTGGTTGCAGTGGATTATCGTATGTTATGGACTTTGATGATGAAACAACTGATATGGATGAAGTTGTTGACTTAGGACCGTTGAAGGTTGTTGTCGATAAAAAATCCGTTCTTTATTTATTCGGTACCGAATTACAATATTCTGATGGTTTGAACGGTAAAGGATTTCATTGGGTAAATCCAAATGCATCACGTACTTGTGGGTGCGGAGAAAGTTTCAGTTTATAATTTTTTTATTTCACTTTTTTTTATTATCTTTTAATTAAACTTAAAATATAATATCATGCCCGAATTTACAACAGAAATTGACATTGACCCAAGTGAGTTTGTCGACTCTTGTAGTCAAAGAGAATTAAAAAGACTTGTTGAAATTTTAGAAGAGGATGGATACATTCAACCTTCAGAAGAAACCACAAGTAAAAACAATGGTGTTCGAACACCAAATATCAATGATTTAACATATTGGAGTAGTCTTGAACATTTGGCAAAGTGTAGAGACTTGTTAACAATTGATGAAGAAAATTTCATCAATAACTTATCCCGTAAGTTCAAACATATACGTTAATGAAACCAAGGCTATTTGTTTTGGGTGATTCGTTTGCGTTTAATTATTTTTCAAAAGAAAAATCAAAGTATCGACCAGAACAAAAACAATTTCTTTCAAGTAAAGACGTTGAGGCTTTTGTGAAAAAATATAATTACTTTGGTCATTGGACTGATTACTTAAATAAAAAGTATGATGTTCATAATTTTGGAGAACCTGGATGTTCAAACGAAGATATTATTCATCAATTATCTTTTGTTCCTGAA